GGCGACAGTGCCCGGTCCGGCTTCTATGCCATCGCCGCCTGCGCCGCGGCGTCCCCGGTCTTGCCGACCTCGATTTTGCACTTCGACCACGACATGATGATTTTCTTTCCCATAGTTTTATTCTGTTATGCGGTTGAACTTAATTCTTGCGTAAATGAAGTGTTGCTCTATATCCTCGTTGCGCATCGTGGTCGGTGTCGCATCGGTCGAGAGCCAATACTCCGTACCTCCTGCGGTTTCTACGAATGAGAGAATCAACTCCTGCAATTCGCCGATACGTTTCCTATCCGGAACCATTCGTCCGTCGGTGTAGGGTATATCGGGGACATAGAGGTTGAAGATCACCACGCCCGTTTGTACTTGTTCATCAAGTCCTGCGAGGAACTTGACGATCAAATCCTCCGTTGTGGCGTCGGTCGGGCGCATTTCGGGTCGGTAAACCTTTCCTCTGATGGCCTTTCCGAGGTCGCTATTCTTGACGAAAGAATAGAAATCCCGCTCAATCTGCGTCTCCGTTTTTATCATCTCTCTATTCGATTAAATCGTTGAGTAGTTTCTTGGCAAGGGATTCGGCTTTCAACTCGGCTGATGTGAGTACATCCTTATGGTGGACTGCTTCGACGTATGCGGCGTATTTCATGCCTGCGCAGACGATCAGCACCACACCCCACGGAAATTTTGCTTGCAGTTTTTGGAGCAACGCTTCGGCAGCGGGCGGGCCTGCTTCTCCATGCCCGTTCTTGCCGTTGTATTGCTTCGAGGCTCCCGTCACGACGGGTTTCCCGTCCACAAGCACCACATAGCCTATTGATGACCTCAAATTGCCGGTAATATCGTTGTAGCTGCCACTCTCGCGGGCGATTCGTATGCACTCCTCCCCGATGAAAGAGAGTTGCTTCACGAGCAGGGCGACGATGTCTTTCATCTTGGCCTGCAATCCGGCTTTCAGCTTGCGCATATCCGTTTTGCTGACGATGACGCCCTTATATTTGCCGTGAGTAGTAACGACTTTCGCCATATCACACTACGATTTGAGTTCTGCCTACGGTGGTGAGAGGTTCCGCATTCATCACGCGGTATTCTCCGAGATTTTCGCCCATCCTTTCGAGTTTCACTCGATTGTAGGGGAAAGGGATGCACTCAACGAGGATCGTAAACGAAGCCTGCCGAAATTCGCCGTCTTCGTAACGCCCTTTGCGGTTATCGCTGTTGGTCTTGATCGAACAGGGCAAAGGATCGCTCCAATCGGAACGGGCCTCTATCGGTTCGCCCCATTCGTCGATACCTCCCTCGGTGAGTATCTCGTAGCGTAATGTGCCGTTGTACCTCATATCACCATAGATGCGTGCCGTCCTCGATCACGCGCATATAGTCGGAAAGAACCTCATCCGCATCGAGGCCATAATGTCCGCACCAAATCGAAAGGCTCTGTTTGAGGGCTTCTTCGCTCATTACGGAGGTCGATACGCCGTTTTCGGAGCGGCTGTTTTCGACATATCCGATGACAAGGCGGGCGGCAACCCGAAAGATCATAGGGTCTTTCGGGGTCGCCTCGGCCTTTGCGTCGATGCCCTCGTTGAAAAGCGCAAATTCGATGGTCGCGTTATCAGGATAGAATGTGTTTGCTATCGCATTGCACAAACTCCTCGTTGCGGTAAGGTTATCCACGGCTACGACTGCGTTTTGAGGGTGTAGATGCCGTTCATTTCCGTAATCACGGGCAACGAGAGCGATTCGGCCTTGGTGAACTCAACGCCGTTGCTGCCCTGCGTTTCGCCCACGCCCCATTGCGAGACGCGGATACGCCCGTAGTTGGAGTACGCTACTCCGGCCTCCTGTTTCAGCTCGTTGTTCGCCCATGCGTTTTTGACGATGCCGAGCTTGCCGTCGGGAATGAAGACCATGTTCTTCTCATTCCACGGCGTATAGGGGACGCGGAGTTTGCCTTTCTGAATGCGAACCTGACGGCGGATAGGCTCGAAAACAGGGTAGCTGTTCTCCTGCATATAGGCGTTCAGGTCTTTCAGTTGCACGATCTTCGCAGATTTGTCGGTTCCCCAGATCATCTGCTTGATCTTCGTGCGGCGGCACATGTGGGAGATGCGCGACGGAGCGCAGAGGATTTTGCCGAATACGGTTTTGTCCTGTGCGGCGTCGATGATCCCCTGAATATCCTCGAAGCAGTCCACCGTGTCGATGTTGGTGTCACTCCACTGGATGCGGGACGACGCGATGTTTTCGGAGGGCTGGTTGAAGTTGATCGTGCCGCGCACGCCACCTTCGGGGTTGATGTTGTCGTCGAGTTCGACGATACCCTCGTTCGAGAGCGGGCGCAGGAACAGGATGTCGAGCTTTGCGAGGACGGAGCTTACGACCGTCGTCGAGCTTCCCCACATCAGTTTGATGAGCTGCTCCGTCTTTGCCTTGTCGGGGAGCGACTTGCTGTCGAGGATTTGCAGAACCTTACGATAGTCCTGAATCGTCATCGGCAGCGTTACGGCATGATTGAGGATGCGCTCTTTCACAGTTTCCAACCCCTCCGTACCGAGGATAGCCTCTTTCGACTGGTCGCCGATGGTCGGGGCGGCTACCGTGATGTTGTACTGACCGATGATCTCCTCGAAGTCGAGGCCGATAGTCGGGGTGTCCCAGTCGAGGAAACGCTCGAAGATTACGTTGTCGAAAAGCTGCTTGTGCAGTTTCGAGGCGGCATCGAAGCGAGCCTGTACATGCTGCGTCAATGCGCCAAAGATTGAGCTATAAAGAATTTCGGGCATGATCGTTACTGTTTAATGAACAGAATGTTCGGGTTTGCTTTGAGGCATACCTTGCCGGGATTGATGAGCCAGTCTTCCAGCAAAGGGAAGTTCAGGCTCGGATAGAGGACTACCGCCTCGTATGCGGCATCAATCGTCGGGAGGCCCTTTCCGGTGAACTCCTTGGCCGCTCCGACAACCATGTTGGGCGTATAGCGAGGCGCGGCAGGGATGGGGTCGGAACCCGAACCGCCGCCTGTTTCGGCATATTCGGTTGCCTCTACGAGGATGTCGCCCTCGGCCAGCCCTGCGATGGCGGATGCGAACGTGATGACATCGTACTCGGCATTGGCCGTGTCGATGGATTTGATGATCGGGGGTTCGTCGGTTACTCCGAGTTTCATTACTACGTCGCCTGCGACGAAGTAATGCCCTTTGACGACGCGGGCGGTGGTCGTGCCTCCTTTGAGAACCTTGGCGGTCTTGCAAACGGCGGCACTCATCGCCTCGAAATCGACATAGATAGGAGTTCCCCGATGCAACACCGTTCCGACGGGGAAGTTCTGCACCGGCTTGAAGCCGCCCGGCAGAATCTTGCACTCGCCGCGCCAAATTTCGGGCGTGTGGCCCGATAGCTGCGTTTTCTTGAAATCAATAGCCATTGTTGCAATCAATTTAAGGGGTGAATGATTCGGAGCTGTTTACTTGTTGGGAAGACTTTCGGCCCAAGCCTTGGCGTCGGCTTCCATTGCCTCCTTGCTACTTCCCGTTTCATGCGCCTGCTCCTTGGGCATGAGGTTGTTGGTGACTAACTCCTGCTTGTAATCCGCCAGCTCCTTGTCGAGGTCTGCATCCTCTGCGAATGAGACTCGCTTCATCAGGTAGTCGGGGATTCCGAGCTTTTTAGCCTTTGCCGAGATTTCGGCCTGTCGCGTGGTCTTTGCCTTTTCCGCTTTGAGCGCGGCGTTCTCGGTTTCGAGATCGGTCAATTTCTTTTGGAAAGGCTTGAACCATTCGGGGGCCTCATCTTCATTTCCGCCCTCATCTTCGCCCTCGTCGTTGGATTGCGGTTTCTTTGATTGCGGTTTCGGACGTTGCGTCTTCCTCGTGATCTCCCCCTGCATTGCCTTTGCATAGGGCACGAGCGAATCCACTTTCGCGGCGATGTCTTCGTCCGAGGCATCGTCGGCAAGACCCTCCGCCCCGATCTCTACGAGGTCGTCGAGTGCCTTGTCAGTCAGTCCCATATCCTTGCATTTTTCGGATAAGAGCTTGCGAAATTTCTTTTTCATAGTCGAAAAAAATTGTTAAAACGTATCGTTACGGACAAAGGTAATGAAAAATATCTATTAGGTATTTAAAATTTCGGCAAAAATTATCTGTCTGGTTATGATATAGTTATCCGTAAATACACGTTTTTGACTGATTTTGAGCGCACTTTTTCTGCGAAAAAAGTTGCTTACTATAATAGTTGGCTATATATTTGCATCATCAAACAGATACTTAATAAGTAATAAATAACGACCAAAATTTATAATAGGCTATGACACGAGAAGAGTTTACCGAAAGAGTTGGCTTGAATGTATCGGACGGAATTTTCGAGGTATGGAACGGGGTGTATATGTCCTCGGATAAGGACAAGGACGAGTTCTGCAAACCATTCGCCACCAAGAAAGGGCATCTCGATCTTTCCCGGTCAATGGTGATCGAAATCGCCGAATTGAAGAAAAAGATCAGAGTGCAAAAAGAGAGCTATGATCGGCAGGTCGAACTCGCAACGTCCTATCAGGATAAGTATTACGCGGAAAAGGCCAAGCACGATGAGTTTTACAAGAAATATGCGGAAGAGTGCGAAAAGCGATACGCTCTCGAAAGAAAGCTCGAACAGATAATGAACCTAATCAACGCATAATCATGGATAAAGTAAGACAGGCCAAGGCGGAAAGTCTGCATGAATGGAAGTCCCAAATGGCGGACTTCCTCCTCGAAAGAGCGCAGAAATTCGGCGACATTACCCTCCATATCAAAGCGGCCGATTTGATCGGCATGAAAGAGCTGATCCGCCGGAAAATCATCAAGGGCCTGCCCTTGTGGGAGGTTGATAGGGTTTGGTTGAAAAATAATCTCAAATAATCGTAAGTATGGAAAAGATCAAAATTAAGCATGTAGGATTCGATTCATGGGATCGGGAGGTATTCCAAACGCAGAAAGGGACGTATGTCGTGGATATAAGTTTGGACTATTCGCATCAGAATATGAGGCTCTGCACGAAGAACAACAACGAGTTCGACGGGGAACCGGACACGGCCCTCAAAACCGACGCATTCGAGATCGTCGATGATTTCGAGGCCGAGCAATAATCGCAAACCTTAAAAATTCAACGCAACAATGGCAAATTCAATCAATGTAAACGGATGCTCCGTCTGCCAGCCGGGACGAGAGAACTACACGAGTTTCACGGTCAAAATCGGCCGGAAAACGGTCAAAAGATGGCAATACGACTACCGCACGGAGAGCGGCGAACTATTCTCCTGTGTCGGGGAATCCCTCGATAACTGCCGTGCAAAGCGGGATTTATGGCTCTCTCAAAAGCAGTAGGATCATGGCAACGAAAAAGGTTCTTCAAGTTCTACGATGATAGCCGGGCGGCTATCCCGAAAGAATGCGATCCGCAGGAGGTTTATTTCTACGAATACAATAACCACGAGTGCATGATCGCATGGGATGGTGATAAAGAAGCCTATGACCTTATCGTTGGGTATGGTGGCAAAAACGATTGAACGATTATAAATTAAAATTCAACGCATTATGGAAACGACATTGAACAACAAATTTTTCGACTTCGAGAAAGCAAAGGTGCAGACCCTCTCCCTCGATCAACTGGCGCGAACCCACAAGGAGAACGACATCTACGGCAAGCCGCTACGGGGCATTTACCACTATGATTTGCTGAATCAGATTATCGGCATGTGCAACGCGCAGAATTATGATGTCGAGGTTTACGACCTCTTTGCAGCACAGAATAAAGACCGCAATACTCCGGGTGTCGTCCTCTTACCGCAGGTAGAGGCCCAATACGGAGAGCGGGCCGTCGAAGCGCATATCCTCCGTCGGGTATTCGCCAACATTCGCATCACGAATTTCGATGATGCAGATCATACGACCAATCTTGCCGTCGCATTTCATCAGAAAGGAATACAGGTCGGATTCGGCAATATGGTGATGATCTGCCACAACCAATGTATGCTCTGCGCGGATCAATATATCTCGACCTATTCGGAGAAAGGATCGGGTCGGGGCAATGGTGTAACGATTCCCGAAATCCTCGACATCGTGAAGTCATGGATCGTCGATGCCCGCCGAATCGTCGTTACCGAGCGGGAGAAGATCGAGAGGATGAAGCAAATCCCTATCGACGCGCAGCAGATGTTTACGTTGATCGGGATGCTGACCGCCCTCCGCGTTAAATGCGATACTCATATCGCAGAAATCAGGGAGAATCGCACCTATCCGCTCAATCAGTCGCAAATCTCGCGGCTTACCGAGGATATGATGTATCGCTACTATCAGAACGGCAAGGTCACGGTATGGGATTTATACAACGGCGCAACGGAATTGTATAAAGCCGATACGATGGATATTCCGGCCCTTTTGCCGCAGAACAGGGCGATGGTCGGATTCTTGTCGGAGCAATTCGGAATTTAACCATGTATCTCGATGCAACGTGCGAGGGTCTCCCGTCTTCAAAATGGGAGGCCCTTATGAAAGGCGCAAGGAGGGTCAGTTATAGGAGGCTGGTGTCGCGCGTCAAAAGCGAAATTCCGGAGTTGTACCGCGCGTTGGCCTTGAACCTATACAATCCGTGGGCGGATCAATGCAGGCAGACCGCTACGCATTTTATCCTCGTGCATTCGGCGATAGAGTATTTTATCCACAAATAGGGTGCAACGATGTTTGATGCGGGTATTGTCCTGAATATCGGTCTTATATATCGACGGGGTGCAATGGGTACAGCAACGACCCCTGCAACGACCCCTGCACAGAAGATAAGAATATATAGATATATTAAAAAGATAGAGGGGAAGTTTTTTCGATGCAAAATTATAGGATCAACCATCGGGCAAGACCCTCGTAAATTCATCCTTTGAAAAAGAAAAAAGTTCCGCGAAAAAAGAAAAATGAAAATGCCGCCAATTTTCGAATATCTGCGGTCGGGTCGGCAGATTGGTCAATTCTTGCGCGAAAGCGTGGCAGAACGCCGGAAAAGCGGTAAATTTGCACAAGTATTGGATTATGGAAGCAAAGAAGATAGTGCATTTGCAGTTCAAGGAGCCGTACAACGGCGAAACCGACTTCTACTTCGGTTCCCTGAAAGCGATCTACGATACCGTTCCTATCGGGGCGGTCGGCATCACATACAAGTCCCTCACGAATGCGACGAGGGGCAGAAGCGAATACGAGAACAAGAAAGTCCTCATCCGCATCGGGCAAATCCAGCGCAAGACGAGAGGACGGTCATTAAAATCGGAGTGCGATGGATAAGGTATATCGGCTGACCTATGTTGCGGATTCATACGATCTCATTACGCATCTGTATTTTGTCGATAGGGCGAAAGCGGAGGCTATGTATCGTGAAAAGCTGGAAAAAGTTTCATTTTATCGGTATGGCTATATCTACCTACACTCGATGAAAGAGGATGCCGACGGGGTGCTGGATATAGACGAAGTGATAGATTCTAAAAATTTTTGATATGATAGGTGCGATAATTGGCGACATAGTAGGCTCTCGATTCGAGTTCAATAATGCGAAAGGCGGAAACTTTGCATTATTCACCAAACAATGCGATTTTACCGACGACACGATCTGCACGGTGGCGGTAGCCGATGCGATACTCAAAGGGGAGGACTACAAATCGAGTATTTTGCGTTGGTGTAGAAAATATCCTAATCCGATGGGGGCATACGGCGGTTCTTTTGCTCGTTGGATTACTTCTCCCGACCCCCAGCCGTATAACAGCTTCGGCAATGGCGCAGCGATGCGTGTAAGCCCTGTTGCGTGGGCTTTTCGCTCGGAGCGGGATGTTATTCGGCAGGCTATCGAAACCGCAAAAATTTCGCACGACCATACGGAGGGAATTATCGGAGCGATGGTAACGGCTCTTGTGATCTATTATCTAAAAAATCAATTTTGGGATAATACGATGGAGATATGCGGAAGCGTGATGTGTCAGTATTACGGCGAGGATTGGGAAAGCCATCTCCCGCCTTGCGGCAAATTCGACGAGACCTGTCAGGGATGCGTCCCGCTGGCCTTTCATATCGTCAAAGAGAGCCGATCTTTCGAGGATGCAATCCGCAAGGCCATTCTCTACGGCGGCGACAGCGATACGCTCGGAGCTATTGTCGGCTCACTTGCCGAGGCTTATTTCGTGGTTGATCCTGCAATGATTCAGACCGCGATGGGCTATTTGCCGGAAGATATGCAGAACGTCATTCGGAAATTTAATGCAATCTACCGATGAAAGAATCTGATTTATTGCAATATTGCCGCTATTATAAAGGCGAGCGGAAGAACCCATACGAGGGCAAGGAACAAAACAAGGCAATGCTTTGGATGTACGAGCGGGCATGGATTCACGATACTATGGCGGTCATCGCAAGAGGCGATGCGAATGTCTCTGAAAGTCGAAATCTCGATGAATATGTCGCGGTCGGGTTATCGGATTTTGAGAATGCCGATGGAGTGCCGATTACTTTGAAATCGCTCCTTTTCAATCGGTATGCACAAGGCAATATGTCCTCGTTGGCAGATTGCGTCGAACCGTTCAAGAAATTTTATAAGCAGTATTACGGTTAAGGGAGCGCAATAAACGCTCCCTTTATCATTGCAACTGTCCGATCATCTGCAAATAGATCGTCTTTCCTTGTTTTTTGAGGACTTTGAATTGACAGCCTCGTTGCCCGATCCATTCCATTTCGGAGTTGATCTTTTCGACAGATTTTCCGTCCCATATCACGCCATCGTCATAATCGAATTTGTGATAATCCGTGTAGTGGGAAAAAGGCTCCGCATATACGCCTTTGGCCCCTTTGGGGACTACGATAACCAAGTTGTACGATTCGGAGAAACCTTTATGCCGATGCACGGTGGTAGATAGGAATCCTTTATCGACAAAAACATCGCCTTTTTTCAGGTTTCCGAGGTCGTATCCGAGAGAATCAATCGTGAAATTGCTTACGCCTCGTCTTACGACCGTATTTTGAGGCATGGCGAATTTTTCAATCGCTCTCGTCAATATCGGCAGATCGTGCTCGAACTCTTCGCGGGCACGCGCTCCATAATACGATATACCGCGCAGAGGTTCATTTAGGTAGCTGTAAGTCTGCGTATATTTCGTCAATATGATCCGCTCCTCCTTTGTCAGCGTCGCCCAAATCCGTTCCGTGTATTGACGCAGCCGGTTATCTGCATCATCGACCATTTCTGATTCGTACAAGGCGAGAAGCCTATCTATTTCCTCCTTGCTGATACTCGGCAGGGTAGAGGCTTTCATCGTTGCGCCTTTCTTCGCATCGCGCCGAGCCTGTTCCGCCAATCGTTTTTGATATTCTGCGACGGCGAGTGAGGTTTTGGACTTGATAATCGACAATTCGGCATTGCTATTGACTGCCTGCTCTGCATCGGAGAGGAGTTTTGCAACATTGAGGCTCTTCGGATGTTCTGCCGACCATTGTTTAACGGCGTCGAGTTCTTCGGTTACCTGCTTGATCGCTATCTTGTAATTGACTGCATCCAATTTTTTGATGTACGCCTCCTGCGATACCTTCCATGTCGCATACTTCTGTTGAACACCTTTCATATTGCCGCCGAGGAAGTCATAAGCCTCGAAATGCAGCTTTTTCGCCTGCTGTTCGAGGGATAGACCCGACCAACCCTCGATCTTCGATTTGACGGCATCATATACCCCTTGCAGTTCTGCCATCGTGAATTGCTGATGCCACGAGTGAACATTGGGGATAATGTCGGCGAGAGCCTGCTCCGCTTTCTTGGCGGCGAGGATGGCCTGCGCGACTTTCTTGGTCTCGGTCTGCATGGCCGACAGATCGCCTGCGTCGATGTACTTTTGCAGGGTGGAGTAATCGACCTCGCCATAATCCCCGGCGACTTTGGCGATGTTGTTCGCCGCCGTCTTGATTTGCTGGTGCTTCTTCTGCCGTTCGGCCCACGCATTACGGATTGCCGCCTCCTGTTCGGGCGTTCGGGCCTCATGGCGTAATGCCGCCTTTTCTGCGATTGTAAGCTCTTTCGGTTTCGGATTGAGTATCTCATCAATCGCCGCAGAGTTATTGCGAATAAAGTAGGGTTCCGTGCCTCTACTGCGGGATGCAAGGATATTCTCCTTGTTGTCTCGCACCCAATGCTTGAAATTTGCCGGATATTCGGTGATCTGCTTGCCTCGCGGGGTGTATTTCTCGCCTTTGAGGAATGCCGCCGTAACTTTCGCCATCTCCTCCTCGTCCATCAAAATAGGCGTTGCAAAGCAGAAACATTGGGCATGCCATCCGTCGAATACGAAATCCTTTGGGTAGTCGCCTTGAAGTTTATCGCAAATATCCGGTCGGGGGTGGTTCTTTGATAGCTGGATGCGCTGGCCGAGAACGAAATCCATCTGCTGCCACCGCTCATTGTCGGCACGGCGGTAGGCGATGTTCGTCTCCGACCTTGCAACGCGCATGGCATTCTTGGCCGAGGATTTGTAAACGCCCGATCCGGTTTTGTAGTCGCTACGGTCGTAGTCGATCCATCGGTATTTGCCCGTTTTCTCGTCCTTGATGCGCTTTTTCCACTTCCGCCCGTAGATAGGCTTGCCCTGCTCGTCTTCGCCTTTCTTGAAGCGGAAACGGCGGAACATCAGGTCGGGGTCGTTCAGGTATTGCCGGACTTTGCGGGATATGGATTGCGCCGAATCTCCCTCGCCGATGGCGACGGTCATGGCGATCTCCATTTCATCGCGGAGCTGCTGAACCGACTGCCATATCCGTTTTGAGAGATTGAGGCCGTTCTCCGTTCTGTTGGTGAAAGCATTCATCGCCGCCATATTGCGGTTGTTCCATGCGCTGAACTCCGGACTGGATAATACCTCTTTCCCAAAACATGAGGAAATGAGTTTATCGCATGCGTCGTTGGCCTTTTCCCATTCGAGCGTGATCCCCTTTTTGATAGCTGTCGTAGTCGTCGAATGCAGTTGCCGGAGCAATGCCTCGACTTTCTTTTGGATTCGCATATTATCCCCGTCGAAAGAGTACATGACCCCCTCGTCCAGCGTCGGCACGGATTTATTGAGAGCGAGGATTTCATTCACCGTTGCGGCGAATAGCCGCCTCACTTTCTCGGCGTAAGCCTCTGTGCGCTGAATGCGCTTGATGGTTTCCGCTTTCGGGTCGGGAGAATATGCTTTTTTTGCCATCTGCTACCTACTTCTTCTGTTGCTGCTTTTTCTTCGGGCCATCTTCATCTCCGTTTTCATCATCGTCGGGGTTGTCGCCGTCCGATGCGGATTGCGGGCCTGCACCCTCGATGTCACCGAATATCTGTTGCTGCTTTTGCGCCCGCTCCTCCTCTTCGGCTTTCAGACGCTCCATTTCGAGCTTCTTATCCTTGACGAGAGGGTTCAGCTCAACGCCGGTTTCTGTCGCCATGATGCCGCCGTCGAGGCTCTTGATGATATTTTCGAGGGCTTCCGCGATGTCGTCCCCGAACGGCTCTTGGAACTCATGCCCGATTTTCAGGTTGTCGCACTCGGCTTTCAGCTGCACATCGAGGACGTTGCCGATGATCGCCGTGATGAGCGAAGATGTGCGGGATAACAGCTCGTCGTGGGTTTCCTTGTGCTTGGCTGCCTTGATGTCGGCGAGCAGCATCACCGTCCGCAGGGCCTTTCCCGATAGATTGCTCAACGATTTTAGCGTGTCGAGCGAAATATTCGGGGTGAACGACTTGGAAAGGATATGATTCTGCAACCATTCGATCTCCTGTTTCTTGCTTTCCGGCGCACTATCCCATGTCAGGTACTTCGCCGCCTTATCCACGCCCTCGGAATCGTTCGTCACGAGCAGTTTCGCCGCCTCTTTCTTCTCCGGCAGGTTCTTGATAAGGTCGGCGGCCATGATGGCGATAGGATCGGCGAAATAGTCGTTTGTATCGGCGGTGCGTGAGCCGATCAGCTCCTCACGATGGATAAGCGTTTCGACGCCGTTCCATTCCTTGTCCTGCTGGAAGAGGATGAGCGGAATCTTGCCGATGAAATTCACCTCCTCGACAACCTCCCATCCGATGCTCTTCCGCGTGCAGCGGTATATGATATTCGGGGTATAGATGTCGAAGTGATAGACGAGGCTGTTTTCCTGTTCCCGCACATAGTAGCCCCAAGCTATGGAGATCAGGTTTTCGTATTGATCCCATCGCGTGTAAATCTCATCGCCCTTGCTCTTGGCAAGCACTCGAATCTGAACGTCCGGCGCATCGTTCGCATCGCGGAAAACACGGAACAGCATCGCGCTTTCGGTCTCCGATCCGGCGATGCGTTTGCATTGGCGGAGTTTGCTGTTGAAGTGAGTGTGCTCGATGACATCCTGAAATTTTTGGAACGCCCGGTCTGTTCCTGTGGATTGCTGCGTCCATTTCACCGGACGGCCATAGAGGAATACAAGGGCGATTTCATTGATGTAAACCTGATAGGGGATCGGCAGCTTCCATACCGGCTCGAACCGGATGAAATTCCCCTTTTTGTCGGTGATGATCTTGTCCTCCCGCTTCATGATTTCATGGGAGGTTACTTCATACTCTTTGAGCGCGGCAATCGCCATATCCATACGGTTGCCCATGCGCTCCTTGACCGCCGAAATATCTTTGGCGGCCAACAGCTTCTCAAACTCCTGATTTCGTCCTACAAGAGCATTGAGATAATTGCGAAACAAATCAAATAGCATCATATCCTTAAATTTTTGGTTTACATCCCTAAACTCGACTTGCTCAATATGTCGTAATCTATATCATCATCCTCGTCATACAGGTCGTTGATCGCATATCCGAGAATATCGACGAACTCGTCGTGCGGCTGGCTCGGAAATCCGCATACTTCATCGAGAAAATCGTCGTTCCATGATCCCTCGACGATGAACACCCGCCCGCACTCCACACGCGGCGAAACGGCCCGCAATCGTACCTCCTTGTCATCGGTCGGCGTGGGTGTCCGCTTGACATTGAGGGTCGAAATTTCTTGAAGCATCTGTACCACGCTCTCGCCGTTGGCTTTCGGCTCGACATGGAGCTTGCTCTCGGAATTGCCGTCATGCGCCGCGATGTATTGAGGCAGAAACCGCAATAGGTCGGGCATCTCCTTATACACTTTCTGCGCGTCGATCAGATAGATGTAATTCCTGATACGGCAGGCTGCCAGTACGCCGCTGGGGTCGTTATCTTGGCCCTTTTTCTTCTTGTTATAGGCCGTATCGAGGTAGAAGTGTATCGGCTCGTTGAACCGCAGCGACCGGAACTCTGCCAGCGAGATCGTGCGGAACCAATCCCTTTTCACGATATTGCCGCCCTCGATGGTCGGGTGCTGCTGATACAGGGCATTGAACTCGCGCGGGGCACGGGCTTTCTGCTTCTGCAACTTCTCGATGGAGTGGCGCGACGGCCACAATGCGTCGCCGATATGCCGTTCGCTCAATCCGCTGTCGTATTCCTGTTCGCAGATCGCGGGGATGGCGAGTACCGTCCACTCCTGCGGCTCGGCTTTGAGGATGCGTCCGGCGAGGTCGTCCTCATGCCAACGCGTCATGATGAAGAGCTGCCGCGAATTGTTGTGCAGACGGGTCGAAAGGACGGTGTTATACCAATCCCACACCCTCTGTCGGTAAGTGATGGAATTTGCCTCGTTCGCATCTTTCACCGGGTCGTCGATGATCGCAATATCGACGGGTGTACCTGTCAAAGAACCTCCTACGCCGACCGCCTTGTAAAATCCTCGATGTCCTACCATCTCGAAGAGATCGACATTCCTCAAATAACCCCGCGAATCCGTGCGGATATTCGAGCCGTTGAGATAGGTTTCGGGGAATATCGCCTGATACTCCTTGCTGTCTATCGTTCGCTGAATCGAGCGCGAAAACTGCTGCGCGAGGTCGGAGGAGTAGGAGCATCCGACGATTTTCAGGTCGGGGTTTTGTCCGAGTGCCCATGCGGGGAAATTGCGGGAGATGATTTCCGACTTTCCGTGCTGCGGGGGCATGAAAACCATCAGGTTTTTGATCTTGCCCTCCAACAGCATTTGGCAATGATCCGCGATGAGCTTATGGAACCACTCTAACTCGTATTTCGGATTACTATAACCGAGGAAACGCGAAAAGGAGGTCGGAGCTTCGAGTTTCAATTTCTCGCGCTTCAACCTCATCAACTGTTCGCGTACCTCGATTGTAGATGATCTCATTATTTATCCGCCTTATCCTCAAACTTTTCAAGTCGTGCGATTTCTGCATTGATTTCATCGAGTGTCATAGGTTTTTCGTCGTCCTTTTTGAGCGTTATATCGTTGCGCAGCCTGTTCTGATAGTGTTCGGGGTCGAGATTCGTCAGGAGGAAAATCGCGGCCCCGATGTTCGGCTGCACATGGATTTTCTTCCTCTTCATCTTGAACGGGGTCGGCTGTCCGTCCGCTCCGACGCGGAACTCCTGCTCGGTTTCCTCATGCTCATACCCTTTGGCGGCTTTGGATAGCGAGATGGCGAGATCATGGGTAAGATTCTGCTTGAAAACCTCCTTTGCCCGTTCGATGGCCTCTTTGAACTGCGGTTTGCCTTTCATCCACAGGCGATAGGTCTTTTCGTCGATCCCCATCTCGCGGACAAACTCTTTCAGCTTCGCCCCGCCGTAGTCGATCAGGCCATGAGCGGCTACCCATGCCTCGCACTCCTCGATTTTGGCCGCATTGTATTTAGCCATTGCTATTCAGGTCTATGAGTTTGTAAAATTCCTTGCGTAGATCGGAGTTCAAGTTGAAGACGCCCGTAAAATGCGCTACGGACATCTTGCCGTCGTTCCGCACTCCTCGCATTGTCTTGCACAGATGTTGCCCTTTCATCACGATAGCGAAGCCGAGAGCCTCGTTGTTCAGGGCCTCGGAAAGCATCTGCACGATGTCCCGCGCCAGCCGCTCCTGCAACTGCAAGCGGGCGGCGCAGTAGCCTACCACGCGGGCGACTTTGCTGATGCCGAGGATGCGCCCTTTCGGGCTGGGAATGTAGGCGAAGTAATACCGGCCGAAGAACGGCAGGATATGATGCTCGCACATCGAATAGTAGTCGCCGCAGTCGAACACAATATCCGACAGGCCCTCCTCATTGGCGAATGTGGTGATCTTCGGCTTCTGCGCCGGATCGTAGCCTCGGAATATCTCTTTCCACATCCGCATAATGCGGTCGGGAGTACCGATCAGGCCCTCGCGGTCGGGGTCTTCGCCGATGGCGCGGATGAGCGTTTTCAGCGCACCGATAATATCTTCTGCGTTTGGAGTGATAGCTTCCATTTCGGGTGTGATTTGATGTAGTTGATGGTTGCAGCGATGTTCTCCGAGTTTCGCGCCTCGTCCTTGAAATCGCAGGGCTGCAAGTAGTATTCTTTGGCCTCGATGCCGTCGTATGCCGTCATATCCTGACCTTGATATACGACTTTCAGCTCGTCGATGCGTTGGAGCCGCAGCTCGGCATGAGGGCAAAAGTCGAATTTCGGCGAGCAGGTGATCCAATCGACGGGGAGATAGCATTTGATCGGGATCGTGCCGTTGGTTTCCACCTGTACGAACTTGCCCGCTCCGTTGCGTAGTCGATGGATCAGCGATTGCGTGATCTGCAACATCGGTTCTCCTCCTGTAATCACGACGTGCGAGGCCGGAAAATCGGCGATTTGCCGCATGATCTCCTCTTCGGTGAGGTCTTGGTAGGGCAGGTGCTCCGTATCGCAGAAATCGCAGCGGAGATTGCATCCTGCAAGGCGAATGAAGATTGCCGGAGTGCCGGTATAGCGGCCCTCGCCTTGAATCGAGTAGAAAATTTCGTTTACTCTCATAATGCGCCCTCCTCGTCTTTGTTGGTGTCCGCGACATAGATTGCGACGTTGCCCTCGCTTTCCTGCACCGTCGCCTTGTAGCATTCGGGGATTTGCTCGACGATCCATCGGGCGATGTTCTCGGCGGTCGGGTTGAACGGCAGCAATTTGTTGAAATTGCCGTGATCGAGGTAGCCGTGAATCTTGTCCTTGATGTGTTTGAAATCGCAGACCATTCCGTCCTTGTTGAGTTTTCGCGCCTTGCAGAACACCGTTACGACCCAATTATGGCCGTGTAACTGCTGGCATTGGCTTTTGTAGGAGAGGGTCAGCCGATGGCTTCCCGCGATCTCCATTCGTTTGGAAACGTAATACATTGCTATTTGTCTTTATATTTGTGAGTTAAGAGGTAGAAAAACGGCGTGTCGCATAGAGCTAACCCCGCTTTGAGCAGGTATTGCCCGATGACCATGCCGAGGACGAGCATCATGCCGCCCTCCTGCATGAACCATCCGAGACCGATGCCGAATGCGATTGAGATATAAATCGCCGTGTCGATGATCTGCGAGGTCAGGGTCGATGCGTTGTTCCATATCCACCGCCGTTTGGGATTGCCGCAGAACCGTCCTCGTATCTTGTGGAATATCCATACGTCCCAACTTTGGGAACAGAGGTAGGCGACCAGCGATCCGAATACGAATATCGGCGTCTGACCGAGCAGCATCCGATAGGCCCGTTGCATCTCCTCGTCGTAGGCGGGGAGATACATCGTCAGGATAATCAGGACGAGGGCGATAAGCTGGGCGGCAAAACCCCTGATGACGGCTTTGTTCGCCTCTTTCTTGCCCCATATCTCCCCGATGACATCCGTACAGAGGAATGTCAGGGCGTAGGTCAGAGCTGCGCCCGGAATGAGAATCGGAACCCCGCCGATATGGATGCCGGTATCGAGAACCTTGCTCGTAACGACGTTCGCCACGATCAGGCACACGACAAACACGACATTCAGCGTGATGAGATTGGCGTCATTCCGTTTCATACTCCGTCGTATCTTCGATTCCGGCATCTCGGAGGGCTTCCTTGCGCTCGACGCATGTCCCGCACTTGCCGCAATGCTTTTCGCCGCCCTTGTAGCAGGAGTAGGTCGTGGAGTAGTCGAGACCGAGCCGTTTGCCGATGCGGGCGATGTCGGATTTGCTGATGCCTGTATAGGGCGCGTCGATCTGTACCCCGATGTAGGTGCCGTGCCGCATGGCCTCCGACATGGAATGCACGAATCCCGCGCGGCAATCGGGATAGATCGCATGGTCGCCGCCGTGATTGGCGATGAGTACCTTGCTCAACTTCCGGCTTTCGGCAAGTCCGCAGGCCACAGAAAGCATGATGCCATTGCGGAACGGCACGACGGTCGATTTCATGTTTTCGGCCTCGTAGTGTCCCTCCGGCACGGCGTCCGCGCCCTCCAAAAGCGAGGATTTGAAATACTGACCGATGAATGCGAGCGGGATGATGATGTGTTCGATGCCGAGCTGCTGGCAATGCCGCGCGGCGCACTCGGCCTCGCGCTTGTTGTGGTTGCTCCCATAGTCGAACGTTACGGCCAATGCGATTTCCTCGGCCTTTTCATGCAGGAGGGTGATGCTATCCATGCCTCCCGATACGATGATGACAGAATCTTTCATATCCTTGTTGCTTTTTAAGTAAGAATCGGAATTACAGGAATTTTTCGGCGTATCGGCTGAACTTGACCCACTCGTTGAAGTTGTTTACCGCGCCCTCTCTCGATTTGAGCCTGCATCCCTCTTTGCTCATCTGCTCCATCAATCCGGTGCGCGGGTTGAACTTGCAGATGTAGCCGCCGCGATTGCCGTAGAGCCATGCGGTGCTATCGACCGAATCGAACCGATACTTTTGCAGGTTGGCGACGGTGGTGTATCCCAGCCCGTGAATCTTCGCCTTGTGCTTGTGGGCGGTGTTGATGAACCACGGAAACGCCGTCTCATAGACTTTGCGGGGAATTTCTTTCGTTACGATGCCTCCGATGGCGACATAGGGGTATTCCTCGCACATCTTGACGAAATACTCCTTGCCTCGGTTCTTGTGCCATACGGGGATGGGCTTCTTGCCCGTCATCCTTTCGAGCTTGTGCCGCAACCGCTCGACCTCCGCCAGCCCGACGACGCTGTCAATATCCAACTCGAAAAAGAGTTTTACGTCGAAGCGGTTGATGAAGTCGGCATACTCCGATACATAGGCATCCCAATCACAGCCGCCCTTGTGGGAACCGGCCATGAACGTATAAGCCCCGCTATCGAGCAGGCATGACCCGAAATGCCTGACGAGAGGCATGAAATCCTCGTTCTTCCGCAGGTAGTAGTAGCTTTCGAGGACATTGATACCTGATAGGGTGCTATCCCCGTCCCCGACGAAGAAGTCCGCTCCGTAGATGGATTCCCGCATTATTTTGTCCTTGTCGCCCGCGAGAAAGCTGTTCATCGCTTCGATGACTTCTTTGCGGCTGTTGGGCGATGCACAGTAAACTTTCATAACCTTTTGCCAAAATTCGCGGAGGTTGCCTGAAATTCCTCCGGCAAGAAATATCCTCATAGCATCCTTGTTAATCTCTTTAAGAGGTATTCTATTCAAATACTCTGAAATACAGGTCGTTAAATACCCCCCCCCGAATTTTCCGAGACGTTCGCCGATCCAGCTCTCATACAAGCGGATCAGGATTATGCCCGGATAGGGATTGTTGCCTGCGAGATGGATTTTCATCACTTGATCTTGATGCCCTCGAACTCGCCCATGAGCGTTGCCTCGATACGGGATTTGATCTCCTCCTTTTGGTCGGCATACTCATCGGGAATCGAGACGGTGATCTTCTCGCCCTTGTCTTTCTCGGCCTCCTTGTCAAGCTTGTCGAAAAAGCTATCTACGTCGATCCCGCTTTCATTCATCGGCAGATCGAGGCCCCATGCGGCCAAAGCATCGGCGTCCCATTCGTTCGCCAGCATCGACCACTCCCACCGACCGAAGCCGGAGTTATCGAGAATCGTGTAGGCTTTCAGCTTTTCAATGGAGGTTTCTTTCGGGATGATGACGCACGGGGCATCCTTGTAGCCGAGGTCGAGCATGGCTCGATAGCGCATATTGCCGCCGATGATGATATACTTGCCGTTGTCGAGCGGATATACCAGCAGCATACGGTATTTCATCAGTTCGGGGTATGCCTGAATATCCTTTTTCAGAAGGTCGAGCTTCGTCTCCAATATCTCGCGGGGATTCGCGGGGAGGCCGTCGAGCTGACCCTCGTTCAGCTCCAACCGATCCAATTCCAGCGAGACGAAGTCGGCGTCGATGGCTTTCAGAGGCTTGTTCTCTTTACTCATAACTGTTCATTTTTAAGATAGATACCACAAAGGTATAAAAATAGTACCTAATAGGTAGCTATTAAGGCAAAAAAATAAAGTTTACTTCAAATAAGCGTCGATTTCGGCCATGAACTCGTCAAAAGAGCGGCAGATGACATACTTGTATCCGGCCCATTCCGCCCGCTCCTGCCATGCCTTTTGCGATGGTTGCTGTCGGCCCGTCGGGGTCTTCATCTCAATACATAAGCCGTGAAACCGCTTTGCCGGGAACAGGAGCAGGAGGTCGGCGACGCCTTTCATCGTTCCCTCCGCTTTCATGATCGCCGCCTCGGATCGAAGCCGTGCGCCTCCGTTCGGTACGGCGAAGAGAAGCATAGCGAGCTGCGGGTATTTCATTCGGAACCAACGGACGCAGGTCTGCTGGATGATGCTTTCCTGATGCCTCATATCAATACCGAAAATCTGTGAAATGGATGATGACGCCGTGAAAAACTTTATCCCCTTTCGGGTGTCGGCCGAAGAACCACTCTTTGAAGTCGGTTGTATTCAGTCCGTCGTTTTTGGCGATTTCATAGCAACCCGCGTCGATCCATTCTCAACCGTCGATGCGGGCGGTGATCGTATCGTTTTCGCTATGATAATGCAGCTCTATCCGCTGGATGCCGATAGGCTGGTCGAGGTGGGCAATTTCTACCTGCGGCGAGTTGTACGGGCGCCCCGACCATTGGCGGATCGAGAGGCAATAGCCGCCCCGCTGCATCTTTTCCGCGATGGCGGCCCATTGATAGTAGTTGCCTCGGATGGTATGCAACTTACAGCCCGATGCGAGCTTTTCCTTGAAGCCGGTCGGCTGACCTTTCTGGCTATGCGTCGTCGGGAACACCCGCGACAAGGTGATGACGATTTTCTTCTTTTTCATTTCTGCGTTCTGATATTCTTCGTCCGTCATCGGCAGGAAACACGGACAGGTTTTTGTTTCGAGGTCATAACATGCCCCCGTGAAAGGGGCGGGCGGCAATTTGCGCTGTTCCCATTCGCGGAAGAGATAGTACCTCCGGCATTGGTCGCTCAACAGACATAGGTAGCCGCTGCAATGAGCTATATCGTGATTGTAATTCATAGGCTTTGCTTTCCGCTAATTGTTTTGAATGTATTCGGCCAGTTCTCGACCAAGAGCGTGAAATCTGCAAAGACCGGATAATACCAGCCCTGCACTCATGCCGCTATGCCCTTGATTGATGAACATTTGCAACCCCTCTTTCATCCGATCTTCCTTGCTTTTACTCTCATCATTGAGAACGGCAATCAGGTCGAGCCAGCAATCGAGTTCCATCCCATGATACAGGTCTTGCAATCGGATAGGGACAATCTTATTCCAAAACTCCAAATGTTCCTGCGGGATGATGCCTCTTGCGCGTTCCCGATATTCCTCTGTCAATTTGGGAATACGGGCCTTAAATTCGGCCTCTTTCCTTTCGTAGTCTTCCCGTTCTTGGCGGAGATATTCATCAAATTCCTGCTTTGTTTTTCTCGTAATCTTGATATAAATATCATCGAGGCTATCAGTCGAGTATAGGGTGCGACCGTTGAACTCTCCGTAACACGGAGCGTTCTTTTGCAAGTCCTGATATGCCGCATCAAGCCCTTGTCCTGCACCAAATTCTATTCGTTTCATTTTAGGTATTTGTGATTTTTAATTCATTATGCTGTTTCGCGCAGAAATGCGGGTATTTTGCATTATCTGCCGTCGGCCTTAATGGTAATTGCGTCGCATTGGATTCGAGCGTATTCGCTGCCAAAATGGTCTCTTCGGATAACCTTTGCAGGGGCGGCGGGTTTCGATATAACCCCATCCGCATTGTGGGCGTTGATATACCCATGAGATCAGGGAATTTATGACCCGCTCCAAATCCATGAATACCTCTGCCAGCCCTACCATGATGCGCCCTCCTCAAATATGTTCCGTTGTTCGGGTTGCTTGGTCGCCGGAGTGCCGAGCGCGTCATGCACCCGCGCAATCTCGGCATCGACTTCCCGCTCGACCGCCTTACTCTGATTGAGCGCGGTTTTCGACCGAGTGCGGAAATACTCCTTTTGCAGCTTCCGCATGAGAGCTACTTTGTCGAAGAATTGCCGCGCGTTCATTTCTCGGCGATTTTATAGGCATCGACAATCGGGGTCTTGACGATGGAGGCGACCTCATAATCCGATACTGTACCTCTCATACCCTCGGCGAGGTTCTTGGCGGCTTGATTCAGGTCGGATGCCTGTACGAGGATATAGATCGCTTTCTTGCGCTCTGCGCCCGTATTTTCGTCGAGCGTGATGAGGTTGATCTTGGCCTTGTAGAAGTGATCGCCGTTCTCATCCCAAAAGATTTCCGAGATGTTGCTGCGCTTCACGGCCGATACCGAGAATGCTCCCGACGTATAGGGCATCATCTCGTTGGTGATGCGGGCCTCTGCCTCCGTGAATGAGAGGGCATCGACCAAATACGGCTCCGAGATGGCTTTCAGAGAACCGTTTTCTCTCGTCTTTTCATAACGAACTTTTGTTGTAAACCACATGATGATAGATGTTTTGGGTTAAAATTTAGGGGTATCTTTGGTGATGCGGCGCAAAGTGCGGATCGCATTGTCTATCGTTTGACCGATGACAAAGGGATGCGGCGGCCTCCCGTTCCCGCCGCGCCTCCATTTTTGGTAATGATGTAGTGCTCGTAGGGTTTCCACGTCCGACATATGATCCTCTTTGAATTTGCAGAGGTCGTCGCATCGGTATTGATTCAGAGTGATGATGCAATGTCCGTAGCCGTTTGCATCTTCATTCTTGAAAAAGGCGCATTCGCCGCATTTGCAGGGTCTCGTCATGTTTTATTCGTTTTGTGAGTTATTCATTATCTTCATCTTCGATCTCTCCCGTAGGCTCTCGGATGAATCCGATTTGCCGGATTTCGGGGCCGCTGACATCTTCAAAGATTGCGACGGCAATATCTCCGTCAGTTTTGCATCCAACCAGCCGACAGCCGGACGGGATGCAGACCTGAATCTCATAGGTACGTTTCATTCGATTTCTCGTTTTTTAAGAAACACATCCATATCGTTTTGCCGCCTTTGCCGGACGTATGTCCGAATAGGGGCTTTTGTCCGATGATCTCGATGATCCGCGCGGTGGGTATCTGCTGCTCATTCCATTTGAAGATGAGCGTTCCGGTCGGTTTGAGAACACGCATACATTCCTCGAATCCTTGCCGAATATCATCCTCCCATGAGGGGAGGAGGCGACCGTATTTTTTCGCCAGCCATGACGATTCGCCGAGGTTATTCAGATGCGGAGGATCGAACAGGACGAGATAGAACGAATTATCGGGAAACGGCATCTTGCGGAAGTCTCCGACGACATCAGGCCTGATCTCCAATCTGCGCCCATCGCAAAGGGTATGTTCCTCGCTGCGGCAGTCCATGAAGACCGTATCGGGGTTGTCTTTGTCGCCGTGTACTCCTGCCGTCAGCTCATAATCGGGAAGTCTCTTTTCTTTCCAATCGGAGTAGTGCATAGCAAGAAATAACGATACGAATAGCCCGATCTCTGAACCACTCCATCGGCCGGAGCCGATAGAAATTGCCTTATCAATATCAGGCTCAATAATGCTTGGATAGCCGTCGCTATGACGATAAACATGTATTTCCTCACCGCTATCATCGCGGAAATTGATATTTGCTCTTGTACTCATAATTGTCTTGTTTTATCGAGTTTTTTGTGAAATCTCGAAATTTTAAGCCGCTATCCGCATCGGGCGCAGATCGCCCTCAATCAATCGAGCGCAAAGGGCCTCGCAGAGAACCCGCGCCATATTGACCTCGACCGCGTTACCGATGAATTTCTTTTGATCGGCCTGTGTCCCGACGAGAACGTAATCGGGGGGAAAGCCCATGATCCGCTTCAATTCGGGAATGCGGAGCATCCGCATCTTTATATCGACGATGCCGTACAACGCCATGAAACGCTTGATTTTTGCCATCTGCACGGCCTCTTTGCGAGTGTGGGCGCGAATCTCGAAAACGCCGTCGAAAATGAATCGGGCCTTGACTTTGTAAATCCGCTTTTTCGGCTCTTGCGGATAGGTTTTGAGCCGCGCTTTCAGCCTGCGGATCGTTGCCCGCGCTTCGGCTCCCTCTTTGGAGGCTTGGATGTCGGGCATCTTGCCCTCCAATTCGGCGATGCGTCGCTCGATTGCCTCCCGTTTTAATTTTACTTCTGTCCCCATTGCGTTGAATTTTGTGTCTTTGCTCTGTTTTCTGCGATATGCCGCATTATTTCGGATTATCCGACCATCTTATCGCCGTTACCTGAAACTCGCGGCAAATCGCCTTAATTTCATTTGTCCCGATAGGTCTCATTCTTGAAAATGATGACTTCGAGCATCTCGTTGAATCGGTCTGCGATGCGATTGCCGTACTTCTCGCGGATTTGCGATTTCGTGAGATTGGTCGTGATGAACGTGAAGAGCTGCATGTTGTAGCGATATTCGAGCATATCGACAACCGGATTGAGGACGTTCCCATAGTCGAGAACCTCTATCGGTTCGCGCCCCATGTCCTCAATGGCGATCATCGGTATATTGCGTAGGTTACGGAATGCCTCGAAATCCTTTGCGAGCATAACTACCTCCTTTGCATCGACGATCCGAATACCGGCCCGTTTGCCCTCGAAATGCCCTATGTCGTTGAGCCAATTCACCGCCGACTGAAAGGCATACAGGAGGGTTGTTTTACCATTGCCGGGTACGCCGCAGAGCATTACCCCGAACTTGGCATCGTTGCGGATCAGGAATGCGGCCAGCCGTTCGATGTTGGTTTTGGTCGCCTCGTCCTCGATGAACCTGCGGTGGCGGTATTCGACTTCCGCCTGATATGCTGCCAGCAGAATGTCCGCTGCCTGCTTCAAGCTCACCGACCACTTAAAATTTCCCCTCGTAGTCTTCCGGGCGAGTAGCTGTCGCCTCAGTCCCTCGACGTTTATCACATGATCTTTGTTGATTGATCCCATTTCGTTTGTTGTCTTCTTTTTGCCATGTTGCCACCGCCGCACGCCAGTTTTTCATCTTGTTTTTGCCGACATACCATCCCTTGCTCTCGTAGAAGTTCACGAATCGCTCGGCATCCACCGTGTACCCCTTTTCCCTGATATAAGAATCAACCTCCTCGATAGAGGGCGGGGAAAAGCGTTTTTCGCTTTTTCCACTTTTCCCCTCTCTATTGTCTTTTATATTCTTATTATTCTTATCTTCTGTGCAGGGATCGTTGCACCCGTCGTTGCAGGGATCGTTGCTGCCCTCGTTGCATCCTGCTGTACTATTCTGCTGGTAATCATCGTAATTAACTATCGTAATCATCGTTGCACGGGTGGCAGGGTGTTTCGCGCGGCTTATCATCTGATCTGCTTCGAGGAGAGATAGAAATTTGAGGATGGTATGCTCGGACGGCTTGCGCTGCACCCCGTTGTCATCTTTGTATGCCCACCGCTCGCGGAGATAGTGGACGGATGCGATCAATTGCCCCCGTTTGATGGTTACGAGGTCTGATCCAACAAGGCGTTTGCTATCTCTCCATTCGGCGAGCATCAGCAGGTCGATCCACCACTTCAATTTTCGCGGATCATTCCATATCCAATGCTCCCGAATGGTTTGATATATTTTTATCCATCCTCCCATCATCTATTTCCCCACGAAAGCAAAGTAGATTTCAGCGAATTGTTCACCTGCGTATTTCGCCAGCGCGGACGATTTGAAGCAAAGGCGAGACCCGAAATGCGCATGCGTAGACGAGGGCGTGCTAGACGAACACGCAGACGCAAAACCGGCATACGAGCCGTTAGTCGCATTACCGCCGAACAGGACAACTTTCTTGCGCTCCTCCTTGTCCATCTTGGCGATCTCCTCCTTGGTGTAGAGCCAAAACCACGGGAAGTAGCGGTATTCGTCCTCGGTGAACTGCGGTGTCCAACCCTCGTTGAGAGCGGCAGTAATGATGCGGAGTTTGAGGTAGGCTACGAGATCGGAGCTAATATCCGAATCGTCTTCGAGGAACAGATGCCGTTTGTGGTATTCTTTTACGAGCGGATGGTTCTCGCCGAGTTCCTTGAATGCGTCATCGAAGGTCTTGATGCGCTCCATGATGTTTTTCGGGCGGAACATCTCCTTGCCGAAGAGATTTTCGAGCATCTTCTTGTTGTCGGCATTGCCTTTCTTGTAGGCATCGAGCAGGTTGTTTTTCTCGATGTAAATATTGTTTCCGTTCATTTTCAGTATGTTTTTTAATTCGTCTTGCGTAAAACATTTCGCGCATTCCATGATGAAGTGCGACAGATGCGCTTTGTCGCACCAATATCCGAGGCGGTTGCAGTCTGCGATATTCCTGACATCACGGTAAATCGTGAGTTCGACGAATATCTGTCCCTCTTCCTCCTTGCGGGTCTTGTCCTGCTTTACTATCAGCATTGCATTCGATTTTTTAATCACTCATATCGACATGGTGTACATTCTTGCATTGATCGCAGATATATACCACATCGTTACACCGATACAGGTATTTGGAATTATCGAACTTCCGCCGGATATGCCCGGCTTCCCTACATTTTTTTAGTTCGGAAGCATTAAAATCGAGTTGCCATCCGAGGTCAGTATATCTCTTTGGCAAGACGAATTTGTTTCCGTTAGGGTTTGGTATTTTTTTCATTCTCAATTTTCTTTAATCGTGGAATAATCCTTTTTGTCAGTCTTACGGCATTGATGAGCCGCGTATTTCCGCTGTCTATCTGCACGTTTTCGAGTATCTGCGGCAGGTAGCGGATCAGCGTTGAAACTATATCGTTCGGCACGGGTCGCATATCAGTAGGGCATTTTATCGAGATTGACCTCCAATCCTGCACGGGCGATATATGCCGGTTTTCCGGCGATTTGCCGCACTTCTTCGGCGAATCCTTTGGCATTGCTATTGCCGTCGGAGAGATGCAGTAAAATCACCTCATTTGCCGCCGATAGATCGGTCGTCCGCAAAATCTCTTTCGTCGTCTGCAATTCCATGTGCGAACCCAGCAGCCGCCCCCGCATGGCGGGAGACATAAACCCTCGGTCGATATTCTGCTGTAAGATCGCATCGGAGTAGTTCGCCTCGATCATTACGTGATTCAGGTCGGCAAGCCGGTACTCGAACATCATCGTATCGGTGATAAAGAGCAGGCGCCCCATTTCCTGATGCTCGATGACGAACCCGACGCACGGCACATCGTGGACGACTGGCAGTACGAAGACCTTGAAGCCTCCCACTTTGTAGCCGTGCATCGGTTCGATTTCTTTGCAGAATACGCGATTTCTCGGATTGGCAGCGTCGAATACATCGGCGAGGGCCAGGACACGAATGCCGCAGGCGAGAAAGTCGCTCAACGACCTTGCATGATCTTCGTGTCGGTGAGATACGAGGCATCCTACCACCTTGCCGAGCTGCCAGCCGAGACCCTTTTTGATGTCGCGCATCGGTATTCCCGCCTCGACGATCAAAGTTTCATCGGCCGCTTCGAGGATGTAGCAGTTGCCCCGTGATGAACTCCCCAAACATTTCAAGATCATACTCCCGTGCCGTCAGATCAGTATTCAGGTGCAGGAGCGGGCGCGGCCTGCTCCGGTTCTGCCGTCTTGACCTCTCCGGTTGTCGTATCGACCTCTTCGTATTCCGTTGCCGAGAGATCGACCGTCTGCGCTGCGGCATTATCGAGCGTGTCGTTGCGGTTCGACATGGCCTCATCCTCGACATCGTGAGCCATCGCGTTCTGCATCTCGACGGAGAGATAGCCGTATTTCGACAGCAGGCGGCGAATCACCGTTTTCAGAGCCATGTCGTTGAAGTTGCCCTCCCATCCGACTTTCTTGCCGATGATGCCGTCGTTGGCTTTGGCGATGAGCTGCGCGACGGTCGTTTCTTTCTTCACGGAGGGAGAATACCGCTTGGCGTAGGCGGCCATATCCTCGACGGTTACATAGAGCGTCTTGGAAAAGCCGTTGAGCAGCTCGAAATAGCAGAAGTAGCCGATGATCTTGTCGGAGGTCTTTTCGCCGTCGAAAGCGATCTCTCCCGTGAGCTTGTTCACCTTGCGGACTTCGCCCTCATAGACTACATCGGCATTGATCGTCCGGTACTGCCCCGTTCGCATGGCGAGCTGGATATAGCCCTTGTAGCCGGGGATGAACGTCGGTGTAGGGACTTTGACCCATGAGCCGTCAGCCTGTTTTACCGAGTTGTTGTAAACCACGATGTAGGCGAAACCGAGGGCCTTGTTCAGAGGCAGGCGGAGGGTCGCCGCGCGGAGTGCTTCGGCGATGACTACCGAGGGCTTACAGGTCTGCAACGACCGGTCGCCCGTATAGAGGTCGATGAGCGATGCGACGAACGTATCCTTGTGTTCGCCGAGGGCGTTCTTGAACTGCTCCTGTACCGACGGAGCATTGATTGTTGCTTTGAGCAGATCGACGGGGCGATCCTGCTTTGCTATTGCTTGATTCATTGTAAAGTTGATTTTGAATGTTAATTTTCTGCGAGTTTTTTAAGAGCGGCGAGTTTTGCACTGAGAGACACGACTTCTGCCATGTTGGGCCGTTCGATGAATGCGGCCATGCTTTCGATTAGCCTTTTGCCGCTTCCCATGATCGCTATACATTGGGCCGTCATGTCGCTGTCTTGCGGCTTCTCGTTTACGAGGAGGATGCAAGACCTCTCATTGCCCCCCCCCTCCTGCATCAGCGTTTCGATCTCTTTTACCATCTCCTCCACGCGGAGGATAAATGCGCTTTTCTGTTCTTCGGTTTTCATAATTGCGTTGAATTTTAAGTGAATGATTATTAGTCGAAAAGGCTCTTCGGTTGAGCCGGATTTCCGTTGTGCTTGATGACGAGCTTGTCGTCGAGCGATACGAACAGGCGGATAACCTGCGATTGTGTCGGATGCAGGGTATTGACGCTTTCCGAACCATCGGCGAAAATCGGGGCGGAAATGCCCTCGAAACGGCATATCGCGTTGATGATGTCGATACCCGCGTTGAATTGCCCTGCGGTATTGGCATCGGAGAACGGCACGCCGTTCACCATTGCTTCGCACGTTTCCACTTCACCTCCGTTGATCTGTGTCTCGAAGAGGCGGAACTTCACGAAGTCGAACAGCCCGTTGATCTTGCTTTCGATGGCCTCCGTGCGGGCTTTCGAGAAAGCTGCCATCGTGAACTCGATACCCTCCAACTGCGCGAGTTCTTCCGACTGCATCCGGAGAGACTTTTCGAGTTCGGCGATGCGCTGGTTATTCTTCTCGATCTGTTCGCGCTTCATCAGCCGCGATTTGAGCGCGTCGATTCCGACGGTAAGAGAATCGCGTCCCTCGCGTAAAAAATCATCCTCTGTGGCGGCTATGGGCTGCGAAACTTCCTTTTCGAGTTCTGCGATCTGTTCTCCGAGTGCTATATACTCGGTGTTGGCCGCGATGGTCGGGGTGGCGTCGGGTTCGATGAGTTTTGCCGTGAGGATGCCGCTCATTTCGATTTCGGAGATGATAGATACCTGCTCGGCGATCTTTTCCTCGATTTCGCTGATATATTGATTCACCTCCTCCATGCGGAGTTTGTTCTCCTTGCCGCGACGATTGTTCTCTTCGAGGTCGGCGGCATTCCGGCGATTGAAGTTCTCGGTAATCTCCTGCTGGCGGCTCTCGATCTCCTCGATCTCGAAACGGCGCTTGCAGGTCGGGCAAATAAACTCGTTCTCATCGAATACGAGCTTGCGGGCATTGATTGATTGCCATTGCTTGATAAGCTCGGCGCGGCGATCGGTGCATACCTCTACCTCTCGGCGGGCATTGGCGAGGTCGCGCTCGGCGGCGGCTTTGTCGCGCTTCGCCCACTCCAAATCCTCGGCAGCGGCCCGCTGCTTGGCCTTGTCGGAACGGTAGAGGGCCTGTACTTCGTCCTTGATTTTGAGTTCGAGGGCCAGCCGTTCGTTTTTCAGGTCGCTGATTTTGCGCACCGTTGCAAGCCGTTCCTCATTCGCGGCGGCATAGGCTTTCGATGCGTCGTTAATCTGTTCCTCGACCTTTGCGAGTGCCTCTTGTTTTTGGCGGAGTTCTTCTTCGAGGGCCGCCCAATCCTCCGCCTCCGGCACATCGCGGCGGCGTTCGTCGATACGTTCGGGGATGGCCTCGATTTCGGTTTTCAGACGGCGTTTTTTCGCGGCGATCTCTTTCTTGTATTCCTCCATCGTCTTACCCGTGAGCGAGGCAAGGAGGGCCGCAAAATCGGCATTTCCGGCGGCTATCTCCTCGTCGGTGATACCTCCGGCCATACGGAAGAGCATCGACCGCTGCGTATCTACCGACTGCGATGTGAAGTAGAGGGGATTGGTGATGAACTTGAATACCTGTTCGGGACAGATGGCGGCGATCTTCTCGTTCCACTCCTTGACCGAGCAGGGTACGTTGTTGTAGAGGCGTTCCTCTTCATGTCCGACGAACTCCTCGACCGCCGAGCCGCGTTTCTTCGTCCATTTTTCATTGAACCGACGGCAGAGGGTTACGACCTCGCCATCGACCAGCAGGACGGCCGATACCTCGTGCGGGAGTTTCGGGATGATGTTTCCGGCCTCGTCGTAGGTCTTGATGCCGAACTGTTTTCTGTCCTCGCTGTTCTTGCCGAACAGGAGCCATGTGAACCCGTCGAAGATCGAAGTTTTGCCGATGCCGTTGCGCCCGTAAATCTCCGTGAGCGCGGGGTCGAACTCGACCGTCAGATTACGCAGTCCCTTGAAATTGAGGAGCCTGATTTCTTTAATGATTACCGTTTTCATTTGCGTTGAATTGAATGTTTACTGAATACTCTCGATGTAATATTGAGCGACCCTTTTCCCCGTCGTCGTCTCAACCCTCGTCGCTTTGAATTTGATTTCGGGATGGCTTTTCCGCAGGTCGCTGATGCGCGATGCGAGCCTCATGCACCCGAAGAGCCGCAATGCTTCGAGGCTCGTGATCCGGCTGCCGTTCAGCAAGTAGGCGAGTATGCGCTTGCATTGGCTTTCGGATTCCTGAATATTAGGGTTGTCGTTCATATCTCTGCTATTTATGCGTTACGGCGTAGGTCGTGCCCCTGCTGCGGATTTCATCGTCGGTCGGGACGCGGGATTGAAGCTGCCATGCTTCGATCTCCTTTTTCCTGAAATAGATTTTGTTGCCCTGCTTGTAGTGCGGAATCTTCTTTGCACTCGTCAAATGCCGCACGCGGCTTTCGGATATGCCGAGCAACAGGGCGATCTCCGAGGTATTGAGCACCTCTTTCGAACCGAGAAGTAGAAGCCGCTCGATACGTTCCAATCTTTCCTCTACTCCCATGTGTCGTCCTCCTCCTGCATCGTTTTCGACATTTCGGGAATCAGCCCGCGAGCGTCCCAATAGTCGCACATCCGAAAGATGAGATACCAAGCCCCGAATCCGATGATCTTCGGGATTATCAGGGCGAGCAGCCATGCTCCGAGCGGTTGGTCGTCTATGGGGACGGAGAATGTCCCGATAACGGCGATCATACCGACGACCATCAGAACGTAGTATCGCCAATTCAGCAGAGCTTTCATATTTCATTGGATTGCACCTCCGATTTTGGGAAGAGGCCGTTTATATTCAGGTTGTAGCGACGGGCTATGATACTCTGCGTCAGCTCGTCGGGGACTTGCCGACCGCAGAGCCACATCTTGACCGTATTCTCGGAACGATGCGTGAGCGCAGCGATCTCGGCGATGAAATTCTGCGCGGGCGTCGGCTTCTTTTTCTGCTCCGCATAGAGGTCGAAAAATGATTTTTTCTCTGTTCTGCTCATATTTCGTCGATAATTATTCACTTGTTAGGTACTATTTTTATATATTTGCACCCGACGGATTTTATTGATGCGTCAATATCTTCCCGTATTGCAAGGGCAAAGATAAATACTTTTGTTTGGATAACCAACATATTTCTTTGTTTTCTGCAAAGAAAAATATTTGGCATAGATTGGGATTTGCGTTTGAATAAGAATAACATTGTGATATACAAACATATATGACAGGACAGAAGATAAAGGACATACTTCGCTCGGAGGGCATCACAATTGCGGATGTTGCGCGGATGCTCGGACATAATGGGGATCAACGTCTGCATAGTGCCCTGAAATCCGAGGATGTCAAAAGTGGGTTGATCGAGGATATTGCCCGTGTTACCAACAAAAGTGTTTGTTATTTCTATGAGGGTAGCGGGAATACGGTAGCGACGGATCACGGTATCGCGGTATCGGGTGATTCGAATCAGATCAATGCGCTGTCGGAGAAATTCATCGCCCTGCTCGAAAAAAAGGACGAGCAGATGGATCGGCTCATCGGGATTATAGAAAAGAATAATAAATAGAGGTCGGATATATGAAAACAGAAGAGATAAAGGAGTTGTTCGAGCAGTTCGAATCTATCGCCAATGAGTATGAGGGGATCGAATGTTGGAGTGCGCGAGAACTTTGCGGGCTTCTCGGCTATTCGAAGTGGGAAAAATTCTACAATGTAATCGAAAAGGCGCGGGATGCGTGTGTAAACGCAGGAGAGCATGTCGAGGATCATTTTCCCCGCGTCGGGAAAATGATCGAACTTGCCAAAGGTGCGCAGCGCGAGATTGATGATTATATGCTGACCCGCTATGCCTGCTACCTGATTGCGCAGAACGGCGATCCCCGCAAGCCGCAGATCGCATTTGCACAAAACTATTTCGCTGTGCAGACCCGTAGAGCGGAGTTGGTGCAGCAGAGAATCCTCGATTACGAACGGGTGCAGGCTCGCGCGAAGCTGGCAGAAACCGAAAAACGACTGTCAGGCGTCCTGTATGAGCGCGGCGTCGATAGCCGGGGTTTTGCGATTATCCGGTCGAAAGGGGATAGGGCTTTGTTCCATCTTGATACAGCATTGGTAAAGCGCAAACTCGGTGCACCCGATTCCCGTCCGCTGGCCGACTTTCTGCCGACGATCGGTATCAAAGCGAAAGATTTTGCCGCCGAAATGACCTCTGTAAATGCCGAGCAGAAGAATTTGCACGGACAGATGGCGATAGAAAAGGAGCATGTCGATAACAACGTCGCCGTCCGCAATATGCTTTTGAGCCGGGGTATCGTCCCCGAACAGCTCCCTGCGGGCGAAGATGTGAAGAAAGTCGAACGACGGCTTAAATCGGAGGAAAAGACGCTAATCAAGGGGAAGAAGAAATGAGCCGCAGACGGGTTTACAGCGACAATACGTTGGCTATTATGGAGCGGTTTTTCACGGCGTTCGACATTGCCGTACAGAATCGGCTGATAAAGAGTATCGCCGAATATTGCCGGGATAATTCGATAGCTCCGCCTCATTTCTATACGCAGCGTAAAGACCGCAATCGTGGCTATTTCGAGGTCGGATGGCTCGTTCCGCTGGTTCGGGATTGCGGCATATCCGCGACATGGCTCCTGACCGGACGGGGCATGATGTTCCAGCAATAG